AACCTAATACCCAAATGTATATTAATTTATATATTTCCTCCATAGGTTGTTACAATGTGATATACTATTTTACAAATGTTTTTTATGTAGTAAAGGAACTAAAGGAACCTACGGTTCCTTTAAAACCTCCCTTTCGTAACGAGATTATGTATTCATACAAATATTTTTCTTGCATTTTATATTATAAAATATCAAATTGGTTGTATAAGATCCTATACAACCAATTTACTGCGAATCCTTCAAGAACGGGAGGTTTTATTTTCCAATACTTGTGGTTTTTTTCTAAAAGTTTTGGTAAAATCGCCACGTTGTGTTTTCAATTCCAATATTTGGTCACGGATTTGACTGTTTACCAGGGAAAGTTTTACCCAGTGCATGGCGGCTGCCAACCATGTACCATCTTTGTCTTTTGTTACGTGTGATTGATAATTACTTTCACTGTTGCTTGCTCCAAATCCACGTGCCACATTGAGATGATATGCGTGCATATTCAAAATTGCCATACAACCATACCCATTAAAATCTTCGTATATGTGATGTTCCCACTCATTACAAACCAATGTTTGTGCGGCCATTTGTTCTTCCAATACTTCTATTTGTTCATCTATATGAGAACGTGGTTTAACGGATTTCTTAGATTTCATCATATTGTACAATTTTATAGTACAATATCATGGAAAATGAATGTAAATCAATTTTTACATCAATAAAAATGCTCATACTCGGAGTTGAACCGAGCCAGCGGACTTATAAGGACCGTATGCTAACCGATACATTATATGAGCTTGTGTCGGGGACATTCCCCCTGATTATAATATAAGATTTTTGTTTATATCCTTTTAAGAAATTCGCTTCACATCTACGGATGAATCTACCAAATAAATAGAATTCTCTGTCATAATAATAAAATCCGTATTATGTTTGAAAATTTTTACAATTGGACTGGTATATTCGTCTACACTTTTTACCAACAATTTTTCTTGGTTTTCTTTTACACCAATCAAAACCTGTTTCTCTAAACTATCTGCCCAATAATCCATCATAATGGGTTTGTCTTCAATAATGGCCCATTTAATCGCATTTTGTAAAGTTACATATTCAGGTAAACGATAACCTACATTGGGTGTTGATGATGCACTTGCAGAGGATGGGGGTGCATATGGCTTTACAACAGACAATGCTGGCGTGGGTGCTGGTGTAGGAATTGTGGCAGGTACTACTGTAGTTTTTACTGATTTTTGATCCTTAGGTAGTAATGGCGTAGTAAATGAACTCATTTTTTTTTTAAATAAAAAGAGTGTATAAGAAAATTATAAGATAGACTTTTATTTTTGTTTTTCATAAATAGACGTGAATTGTAAAAAATTAGAATGCAACTTTTAATTGTTCAATTTGTTCCGAAGTCAATGTCTTGGGAAAATCAATTTCAAATTCAATGATTAAATTTCCCGCGACAGAATCACGACGTAATCCCATTTGGGGAACAATTCTCCTAAATCCAGGATGTATCACGGTTACGTTGGACAAATTGTTTATGGCTAAAGTTTTTCCATTCAAATGAATGATTTCAAAAGAACATCCACACAAGGATTCTTTCAATGAAATTGTTTTTTTGTACACCAAATCCAATCCATGTCTCTGAAACAGTTCGTGAGGTTTTACATGTATGTTCAATTTAATATCACCCTTTTGTTGGTCATCAATGGCATTTCCTATATCGCGCATGATCAATGTTTCATTTTCTTCAATACCAGGGGGAATATTGATTTGTAAAATTTCTTTTCTTGTTCCTCTAACACCATTTTCAACAGACCACCTTTCAAATTCAATTGGTATAGAACATCCTTGAAAACATTGTTCTAAAGTAATTTCACAAGACTTGATGATTGCAGGAGGTTTCTGCATTTGTTGATGAAAAAAGTGATGACCAGGCATTCCACCGGGAATACCACCATGAAAAATACGAACTCCGGGCATTCCACCAGGCATGCCGGGCATTCCACCTGGCATACCATGCATTCCATGCATACCACCTGGCATACCACCCTGCATTCCACCCCCAAACATCATATTAAATATGTGATTAATGTCTTGAAAATCTCCTGCCTGTTGTTGATGCATTCCACCCATGTTGTGAGATTCCATTTCAGTTTGTTGACGTAATTCACCTGTTTTAATTTTATCAAATGCAGCATTCAAATTTTGAAACTCATCTGTGGTATCTTTGTCGGTATTACGATCCGGATGCAATTCCAACGAACGTTTACGAAATGCTTTTTTGATTTCATCATCTCCGGCATCCTTGGAAACGCCTAAAATGTCGTAGGGATTTGACATAATAATTATACAAATTTATCAAATAATTTATTTATACCCTTTCACCTAGTTGTTAGAGGTTTTATGCTCTCCTACAAAATTTATACACAATATGCGTGGTTATCCTCCACTCTGCTACGGATACCACATCCATTGAGTCAATACTGGTTGAATATTTTTTGCAGTTTTTTAGCATTTTACGAAAAGAAAACATGGCGTATCACTACCACTATGTGAATCATATACAAAAAACTATTTATATGATTTACGACGTAGAAATTTTATTTATGTTGAACTATTATAGTACTGTTATGAAAATTGGTGGTTTTTATATTGGAAATAAAACACAAAATCAATTATTATTATTCACATGTTTGTTTTTAACTCTATGGTTGATTTTTTTGATAATGAATCGTGCTTCACCTAAAGAAGGATTTGAACAGTCGGACCGATTTATATTACGTAGAAATGCGGATATTTATGATGATTTTTTAGCACAAATATATGACAAAATTTATCAACCCAAACAAATGAATCAATATGTGTTTGATGCTGTTGAAAAATTGACACAGTTGAGTAAAGAACATAGTGTTTTACTGGATGCTGGTTCAGGTACGGGTGAATTAGTAAATTATATGTATTTCAAAGGGTATTTGCATTCTTATGGTATTGACCAATCCGAAGATATGATTCATTATTCCCAAGAAAAATATCCGGAAATTAAATGCAAAGTCGGCAATTTGTTGGTTCCTATGACGTATGATAAACATACCTTTACGCATATTATGATGACAGGTAATACTATTTATCAATTTTCGGATAAAATTCAATTGTTACGAAATCTTTACTATTGGTTAACTCCTCATGGATTTTTGGTAATTCATTTGTATGACCGTGAAAAATTTGATCCTATACCTCCAATTGGAAAACCTATTCTCATTGATTCTCTTCAATCTATGGTTAACGAACGTGTTACTGATTCTGAAATTCAATTTCCTGATTTTAATTATCAATCTTCGTATGATTTTGCTCGTGTTTCCACAGACCAAACCGTAGTATTTAATGAAACATTTACTGACTCAAAATCACACCATACACGTAAAAACGAAATGGTTTTGTATATGGAATCTATGAACGATATTGTATATATGGCTCAGTATGTTGGATTTTTAATACATGGTCAAATGAATTTATTAGAAGCAAACCAAGATAAACATCAATATATCTTTGTTCTACAACGACCCCACTAAAAGGAACCTACGGTTCCTTTAAAACCTCCCTTCTAATGAGGAAGTTCAAATTGGTTGTATAAGATCCTATACAACTAATTTACCAAGAATCCTTCAATGAAACTTTATGAGGGCGCCTTAGCTTCGCTTGCGAAGCGAGGTGTCCTCGTTACCTAGGAGGTTGAACAGGAACCTTCGGTTCCTGTTAGCGGGTATATTTACCAGTTCTAGAAAAACTATCCAATACATAAATAATGAATACACCCACCAAGGAAAACATGACAAATTCTTCTAAAGAATGATTGGTTTTTTCTTTGGTTTGGTCTTCCAACAAATGAATCATATAGTTTATTTTTTCTAACAATCTTGGTTCTGTACCATCTCCTTGTTGTGTATTGCGTTGATTTGTGTTTGAAGGTGGTTGATAAACTGAATTATAATTACTCATTGAATCAACATGTTGTAATTTGTTGGGTGAAAAAGTGGCATAAGATGGTGCGACAGTACTTGAATGACCCGTATTTGAATGTTTATCTTTGTAAACACCTGGTAAATAGGTTGGTGCATCACCTTGAATTGTTTCTGGTTTTTTGGTATGTACAATCGGATGAGTAAGAGGTTTGAAATCTGCTAAATTCTTTCCATCGTTGTCCACATTTTGTATATGCATTTTTTGTACCAATTCGTTGATTCTTTCTTGACGATTGTCGGCAGAAGTTGCAAAGGAAGGAATGTCGTTGTTTGTATTTAAAAGAATATTTTCTTCTTTGGAAAATAATGAATGTGTATCTAATCCGGTATTTTCTTGTAAAGATGCTCCAATATAATTATCATCCTTTGGTTCTGGTAAATTAGTAGGTACAATTGATGTTTTTTTTATTGTTTTATTTTTACTTATCATGGTAGACGGTCTTTTTTTTTGTGAATCATCACTAATCCATGGAGATGAAAAAGAAATCAACGACATATATCAGATAAATATTATGAAAATGTTATTTTTATAAACTATACTTAAAATTTCATTAGATAAATATTTGTTGGAATCAGACCGTCAAATCAGTTGAGCTTCCTTCACCTTCATTTTTGTTTATACTTTTTAAATCGTCCGAAATATATTCAATTAATTCTCCATTCATTAGAAATTTACCTAATATATCCTCTATATATTCTGAATTCATATTTGGAAACTGCATTGACTCTAATGGTGCGATTATTCGTTCATTTTGTACGGCTTCGTTACTGCGATTACTAGTTTCGTTCCTATTCAAATCACTGATAGGTGAAATTTTTTTTTTATAAATATCCTTATCCTTGATATCGTCTTCATCGTCATCCATCATTAATTTAGCAATTTTGTTTTTTGTATCTTCCAAATTTGATTTAGACATCAAAAAAAAATAACAAATAATACAATTTATACAATTATTTGTTATTTTGTTTTTTTTGAAATATGTAATAGTTATAAGACTTCATATTCCTCTGGACTCCTACGTCGTCCTTCTGAATATGCGTGGTTATCCTCCACTCTGCTACGGATACCACATCCACAAATGTACTAATATTTATTTAGGGTGCTTTCTTTTTAATAATACGTTTCACTGGTGCTGCTGCGACTGGTGCTGCTACTGGTTCAGTTACTGGCGCTTCTTCGTTATCACTATCTTCAACATATGTAGAGGATGTTTCAACCGGAACCGGAACAGGAACAGGAGCTGGAACATGAACAGGAGCTGGAACAGGAACAGGAGCTGGAACAGGAACAGGAAC